GAACCAGTTGTCATTTCGCCAGTTCTTTTATTTTGAAATAGAATATCAATATCATCCTTTAATGGATAATTTTTTTTTAGTTGAGTTATAAAATCGTCAATTAATACTTTATCACCCTTTGTAGGTTCAACTCCAATATATTCAATATTCACTTCCATGATAAATAAATATCATCGGATGCCGGAAATCATATTTAACATTTCTTCTATTGAAGATGCCTCATCAAACATATCATCACCCATTACTGTTGAAATGATTTTCTTTTTTCTATTTAATATGTCGTAAATGGCTCCTTCTATTGTGTTTTCAAATAAAGGGTAATAAACTGATGTTGAATTTTTTTGACCAATACGGTGTGACCTATCTTCGGCTTGCGAATGTTCGGCAGGAACAAAAGATAAATCATTCATAATTACGGCTTCCGCTGAGGTTAAAGTGATACCAACACCAGCAGCTTTAAGGTTACCAACAAATACTTTGATTTTATCGTTTGTTTGAAATTCATCAACAGAATTTTGTCTGTGAAACTTAGAACAACTACCATCTAAATAAACTGCAGATTTACCAAAATGGTTATAGATTTCATTTAATGTGTCCGTGAAGTTTGTAAATATGATAACTTTTTTACCTTGCTCTATAATGTTTTCCGCTAACTCGATTGTGTTTTTAATTTTTTCTTTAGCGATTACTTTTCTTACTTTCATTAGTTTTGAAAACTGAATGGTAAGTGATGTCGACTCTTCAGGGTTTTGGTCATACCAATCAAAATATTCACCAACTAACTCTTCGTAGTCTTTTGATTTTAGTCTTAAATAAACGGGAGTAATAATTTTTTCAGGTAAATCCAAAACCTCTTCTTTTAATCTTCGTAGAATATGTGTTTGGGTTCTTTCCCTTAACTCATCAAGATTAGATGCTCCTGTAACATTCCATACCTTTCTTTTCCCAACACTAAATTGGAATCCGTTACAATACCTTTTAGCGTAAGCCATCCAATTCATTGCTACGGGACTATCAACAAGGTTTAATAAATTATAATAGTTCATAGGTCGAGAAGTCATTGGTGTTCCCGATAATAACCATACTCTATTTGATTTACTTGCAATGTCGTTAGCGATTTTTGTTCTTTGTGCTTGTGGATTAGAAATCATATGTGCCTCATCCATGATTACCAAATCAAAATTAATTTTCATTATTTCTGACTTTTCGGTTTCTTTAGCGTCATGGAAATTTTTTAAGATGTCGTAGTTAACAATAACAAAATCATGTTCATCTGAAAATTTCTTACCTTCTGCAATATATACGGTTCTATCTGAATAATTTGCAATCTCCCTTTCCCAATTTATTTTTAAAGATGCTGGACACACAATCAAAACTTTTTTGGCTCCCGTTTCTAAAGCTGCGATGATTGTTGATGTAGTTTTACCAAGACCCATATCATCCGCCAAAATAAACTTTTTATTTTTTACAAGTTTCTCAATTGCTTCTTTTTGGTGTTCCATAGGTGGTCTATGGGTATATTTTTCATAATCGATAGAAATGTTTTTGACTTCGTTATCTTTTAGTAATGCAGATTTTGGCATCCAAAAGTCGTGTAAAGTTTCTCCCGAAAAGATTTTACCCCAAATATGATAAGCCTTATCCTTTTCAACTAACAACTTCTCGACATAAATTTCTGATGGTTCTTTGGTATACATCTTATCTTCCATCAGTTTTTTACCAAAATAAGAGTCTAACTTGACCCATTTTTTAGCAACTTTTGGTTGTAGGGTGTGATAATTATTGATGTAATCCGCCTGAGGTCTTGTAGGTACAAAAGACTTACTATTTTGTTTTTTGTGTTTTAAATTAAGGATGTAGTTATTTGACCCTTCATAATCGTCTAATATTAAAAGGGCTTTTGATTCGGGTGTTTTAGGCACAAAATCTTCCATGATATAATATAATATAATAAAATTAAACAAAAAATCAATCAAAGTATTTATAGGTATGGCAGATAATAGAGTTCCAATAACCAGACTTAATAAGTTTTTCTCTGAAGAAGACTTTAACTTAGATATTTCTATAGGCGACGAATGGTTAGGTGGAGATATGAATTTTACCCTTGTTTTATACCGCATCGATAGACAAAGAACTATTAGTGATGATGTGTACGGTGAAACATTAGAAGACGGAATTCAATTCTTACCACCTATTGAGTTTAAGGGGTATGTTCAAATTGAAGCTTCAACTAATGTTGATTACGGGTCATCAAGATTATCACAATCAGAACCTGGAAATCTTAAAGTTGGTGTTTATCAAAAACAACTTGAGGAGTTGGATATTGATATTAATTTTGGAGACTATATTGGTTATTATGAAACAGAAGATAGAGTTAGATACTATACTGTTGTGAATGATGGTCGTGTGTTAAGTGATAATAAACATACATACGGGGGGTATAAACCTTTCTATCGTTCCATATTGGCTTCTCCTGTCACAGACAATGAATTTAAAGGATTATAATAATGGCATTACCATCAAAAGTTAAAAAAAATTTACCATTAATACCTGAAAAAGTAGGTAGAGAAAGACGACAAGAAATGTTGGACGACATTACTGACTATGGAACTTTTTTACCTAAAGGTGTGTTACATGCCGATTTAGATTTGGGTATGTTGGATTTTGTTAAAGAAAGACTAAAATTGGTTGTAACAGAAAAAACAGTACCAACCGTTGATAAAATTATAACAACTCAAAACTGGTCTCAATTTACTGAGACTTGGAACTTTCAAGATTTAGATAAAAACATTTCATTACCTTTTATTGCGACGGTAAGAACACCTGAAGTTAAATATGGAACTTTTCAAGGAGGTGCAGCAAACATACCAAATAGAAGGCAATTCTTTTATTACACTGTTCCAACTTGGGATGGTCAAAGAAAAGGTGCTGATGTTTACACGATACCCCAACCAATTCCTGTTGATATAACTTACAATGTAAAATTATTTTGTAATAGGATGCGTGAACTTAATGAGTTCAATAAAATTATAATGCAAACTTTTACATCAAAACAGGCTTACACACAAATCAAAGGTCACTATATTCCAATTGTTATGGAAGGTGTTGCCGATGAGTCTGTTAAAGAATTAGAAAAAAGAAAGTATTACATCGCCAATTATACCTTTATTATGAAAGGTCTGTTAATAGATGAAGCCGAATTTAAAGTGTCACCCGCAATTACAAGACAAGTGTCTTTATTTGAAACTGAAACTAGAACTTCTTCTAAACGAGTTAAAATAGAACCACCAAGACCTGACAATTTTGATTTAGATTTATTGTTTGTTGCAGGAAACAATCAATTAACTGAAACATTTAGATACACCGTAGATTTAAAAGTTACTGAAATTGAAAACATAAGTTCTTATGACATCTATTTAAATTCAAACTATGTAGGTAGTGGTTTAACAACAATACAAATAAATGATGGGGACACTTTTTTAATCGTTGTGACCAAATCAAATTTAATTTTAGAATCTAAAATAAAAACAGTAGCTTATTTGGTTTAACTACTCTCCGTAGATATCTTTTGTTTCTTTACAATTTTCCATAATTAACTTTTCTAAAAACTTGTAAATTTTTAAACCGTTTTTATCACAATATTTTTTTAACTGATTGTGTATTTCTGAATCAATTTTTAGGTTTTTTATTTTCTTAACAGGTTTTTTCATAGTAGGTAGAAAAAAGGCAGAATTTATTCTTACTCCCTAATAAATATTATAGGAATGTAAAGTTTTTTGTTATTTGGCGATGTATTTATATATAAAAAATAAATTTAAAATACTTTTATTGACATGGCATCATCTAATAAGGTTTTCGTTTCTCCAGGTGTTTACACATCAGAAAGAGACTTAACGTTTGTGGCTCAGAGTGTTGGTGTAACTACTTTAGGTGTAGTAGGTGAAACCCTACAAGGACCCGCATTTGAACCTATTTTTATAACAAATTTTGACGAGTTCCAAACTTATTTTGGAGGAACAAGTCCTGAAAAATTTGTTAATACACAAATTCCAAAATACGAATTGGCATATATTGCTAAATCTTACTTATCACAATCAAATCAATTATTTGTGACAAGAGTCTTAGGTTTATCAGGTTACGACGCTGGACCATCTTGGTCTATTGTAACAATAGGTAACGTTAACCCCGCAACTATACAAGTAACTGGAACAACAGGACCTGTTACTGTATTATTCTCAGGAAATACAGGAGGAACCGTAACATTATTGTCAGTCCCATCAACACTTAATGTTAATGGTAATTTTTATTTACCTTACACGGAATTTAATGGGGGAACCTCAACAATAGCATCAGATTTACAAACTTATATTTCCAGTCAAATAAATCTTTACTCTACAAGTGCCGCAACTTCAGGTTCAACTTCAGTATTCTGGGGGACAGTAACCGCATCAACATTTACTAGTACAACCGGTGTAACATTAAATGGTACTGGTGTAGTAACATCTTACAGTGAAAACTTTGGTGTTGGAAATATAACGGGAGCAACAGCATCATCATTAAGTGCTCAAACAGTAAATGACTCATGGTATTATGGGTTATTTAATTACTATCAAGGTACAAATGACGTTAACACATATTTTGGACAAGGTATGGGGGCAACTATGTCAACAATATCAGGTAGTTCATCAACAGGTGTATATTCAGGTTCAGTAAGTTTCTTTACTACATCTTATTCAGGGGCACCTTACACAACATACGATGATATGGTTGTTGCAACTTTAAGGTCAAGAGGGGTGTCTACATATAGTAGTACAATAAAAGGACCTTCCTATCAAGTATCAGGTTTAACTGACGTTACTATGAATTGTACGGGAGCTTACTCGGCAGTAACTAAAAACCCTTATGAAACATTCCAAATTAGTGGTGTGACATATGACGGTAATGATTTCTCTTTTGAAACTTCTATGTTATCGACATCTAAAAATTATTTACGTAATGTATTTGGAGCAACTAATTTTGGTAAAAACAGAACTGAAGTTCCTTTATTTATCGAAGAGACATATCCCGCACTTTTACAAACAGGATATAGAGCAGGTCAAATTAGAGGTTTATATTGTGAATTAGTTGATTTACCTGGTGTTAGATATTCACCAACTACAGAATCAATTGCATTCTATTTAGAACAATTCCAAACTCCAGAAACACCTTTTGTTGTATCTGAGTTAAGAGGTAATACAGTTTATAAATTATTTAAATTTGTTCTTATTTCTGACGGTAATTCTGCTAACACATACGTTAAACTTTCAATCGGAAATGTATCATTTGCTAATGGAACATTTGATGTGTTTGTAAGAGACTTTTTTGATAACGACCAAAATGTTAGAGTTTTAGAAAGTTTTACAAATTGTTCATTGGACCCAACTCAAAATAATTATGTTGCTAATAAAATTGGAACATCTAACGGTGAATATGAAGTTAAGTCTAAATATATAATGTTAGAAATGAGTGATGAAGCTCCTACAAACGCACTACCTTGTGGATTTGAGGGTTACATTATGAGACAATATGCTAACGCAACTCCACCATTTGTACCTTACAAAACTAAATACTACACAGCAGGTGAAGTTATCTATAACCCACCATTTGGTTCGACGAGTGGAGGTGATAACCCAGTTATCTCAAGTGGTGAAAATAAAAGAAGAGCATACTTAGGTATATCTAATATATCAGGTTTTGACTACGACTTCTTTCAATATAAAGGAAAACAAATACCAAATAATATCGCTACTGATACAACAGGACCATCTTGGGGTTATTTAACTAAAGGATTCCACATGGATAGCGGAGCTACTGTTGTAACGGTATCAAGTTCATATGTAACTTCAGGTCAATCGGCATTTGAAGTAGGTGCGGGGTCATTTAATTCTGAACCTAGTGATAATACTAATCCATACTACAATTTAATTTCACGTAAATTTACTTTATTAGCATATGGTGGATTTGATGGTTGGGATATCTATAGAGAATATAGAACTAATAGTGACACATTCGCATTAGGTCAAACAGGATTTAAATTTGGGGCAGCAAGTTCAGTAACATTCCCAACAGCAACAGGATGGGGGGCGTTCAAACAAATTTCAGGACCTAACCAAGAAACTTGGGCTAATACTGACTACTACGCATACAAATGGGGTCAATCAACTTTTGCAAACCCTGAATCAACAAACATCAACGTATTTGCAACACCTGGTATTGATTATGTTAATAACTCAAACTTGGTTGAAGATGCTATTGATATGATTGAAACAGATAGAGCAGATTCAATTTACATTGCAACAACACCTGACTTTAATATGTTCTTACCATCTTACCAAGACATCTCTGAAGGTTTAATTTACCCACAAGAGGCGGTAGATAATTTAGATACAACAGGTATAGATTCAAATTACACAGCAACTTACTATCCTTGGATTTTAACAAGAGATACAGTTAATAACACACAAATTTATATTCCAGCAACTTCAGAAGTTGTTAGAAACTTAGCGTTAACTGATAACATAGCGTTCCCTTGGTTCGCATCAGCGGGTTACACAAGAGGTTTGGTAAATGCTATTAGAGCAAGACGTAAGTTGACACAAGAAGATAGAGATGTATTATACAAAGGTAGAATCAACCCAATTGCAACTTTCTCTGATGTGGGTACAGTGATTTGGGGTAACAAAACAATGCAAGTTAGAGAATCTGCACTTGACAGAATCAACGTAAGAAGATTGTTACTACAAGCACGTAAATTGATTTCAGCGGTAGCCATCAGATTGTTGTTCGAACAAAACGATAACAAAGTAAGACAAGACTTCTTGGATTCAGTTAACCCAATCTTAGACCAAATTAGAAGAGATAGGGGTTTGATTGACTTTAGAGTTCAAGTATCTAACACACCTGAAGATTTAGATTCAAATACATTGACAGGTAAAATCTTCTTGAAGCCAACAAGAGCGTTAGAATACATCGACATCGAGTTTGTCATTACACCAACAGGCGCGTCTTTTGACAATATCTAAAAAATAAAATGAGTGGGGGGTAGAAATATCCCCCATAAATTATTTAACACATAAAACTATGAAAATAGAAAAAAAATTAATCAAAGAATCTTTAGGATATAACACTAAAGGAAAACAAACTTTTGCTGATAAAAAACAAAATATTATCATTACAGAATCACAATTAGAAAAACTTTTAGAAAAACTTAAAAAATAATGAGAATTAAAAAAGTTATAGAAGATTTCATAAGAGTCA